CAGCTGAGAACCTAGTGCTTCCAATGTTAGTCAGTTATTCAGCCCCAATTGCCAAGGTCGAGCGCTCCGATGATGTAGTCGTATTTACTACACAGGGAGAGCACCCTTTTAGCGTAGGTCAGTCAGTAGTTATCACTGGCGTAAATAACACCTTCAACGGCACTCACACTATTACCGATGTTGGCCCAGACTTTTACTTTGAGTTTCCTAATTTTACTAACCCAGCCAACTTTAATATTGGCAATCTAAACCTAGAATTTACAGTCGCATTAGTCGGCTCAGATGTGAATGAATTCAATGTAATCCCTGCTGGCAAGGCAACCCTTACTGGCGCTTCAACCTATGTTGCTAATCCCAATGTAGAGGCAGCAGTTCTAACCATTTCAGTAGAAATTTTCCAAGCAAGAACCGCAGCTGGTGGATCAATAGAAGGCGTAGATTTTGCCGTTACCCCTTACCGCCTATCTAAGAATTTACTTGCCAAGGTAACTGGCTTACTTGGCCCTTATCTTGATGTAGAGACGATGGTTGGTTAATGCCATCAACAATTGCCACAGATGTTAGAGGCGCTATAAAGACTGCGCTTGCTGGCGTAGCTGCAAATATTTATGACTCAGTGCCTGAAGCACCAATTGTCCCTGCAATTATTGTCATCCCAGACTCGCCCTATATGGAGCTTGAAGTCTTAGGCAAAGCTACAACTAGAGTTAAATTAAATTACACCATTACGGCTTGCGTTGCGTATTTCAGCAACGCCGCTGCTTTAGATAACTTGGAGCAAATGGTCATTAGTATTCTTGGAGCACTAAATGCTTCCAAGTATGAGTTATCGACAGTCGAAAGACCATCCGTAACTGAAGTAGGAACTACTACCCTGCTAGTTTCAGATATCCGCTTGAGCGTCCGCTACGAGCAAACCGCATAGGAGACCTAAATGCCAACAACAGTAATAACTGGGCGCGATGTTAGTTTTACCATTGGTGGTAACAACTTCGATGCTCAAACTACTTCTGCAGTTTTAAGCTGCGAAACAATTATCGAGACTTATCAAACCCTTGATGGTCGCGCTTATAAGTCCGTAGATAAGCAATGGACTTTTACACTTGAACTATTGCAGGATTGGGGAGCGACTGGCTCTCTATTTGAAATTATTTGGGGCGTAGCAGAATCAGCGCCTAATACTGCAATCTCAACAGTATTTACAGCCGCATCTGGCGCAACTTTTACATTCCAAGTTCTGCCAATATTTCCAACAGCAGGAGGCGCAGCACCAGGAGCGCTAACTGACACTTGGACAATGACAGTAATTGGACAACCAGCAGAAAGCTTTACCTAAAAGATCGGAGCATCGGGAGCTATGAAAATTTCAATCACAATTAAATACAGCTCAGGCGAATCAGCTACTTACCAAGCTGGCTTACCAGAGTGGGCTAAGTGGGAACGCAAAACAGGTAAGTCGATTTATTCAATGAAGGATATCTCGGCCTACCAGCAAGCTGACTTCTTAGATCTTGCCTATTTTGCGTATAAGCGCGAAGCAGCAGGAAAGCCAACCAAGTCCCAAGAGATTTGGGAGCTGACAGTTGAGGAAATGACGATTGGAGATGAAAGCCCAAAAGTTACGAGCCCGGAAGCATCAACCGACTAATCATCGAGATTGCTATCGCAACTGGGATTCCAATGCCTTACTGGACAGATATCGACCAAGTAATGACGGCCATAGATATATTAAAGGAGCGTAGCGGTGGCAGATGAGTTACCAATCAGCTATGACAAGCGCGAGCTCCGCTCAATCATTACCGCGTTCAAAGCGATGGATGATGAAGCCGTTAGCCAAGCTAAATCAGAATCTAGCGCGCTGGCTACTTATGCAGCAAATGAAATCAAAGCCTATGCACTCACAAGGACTTTTGGTCAAGAAGCAGTTAGAAGAATTGCAACAGGCGTTAAAGTCTCGGCCAGTTCCAAAATCGGAGAGTTTTCTTACGGCTTTGCAAGTCAGCGCTTTTCTGGTGGCGGTAGCACACAAAAACTCTGGGCGGGTTATGAATTTGGAAGTAATCGCTTGCGTCAGTTCCCCAGAAGAACACCGAGCAAAGGTCGCGGAAACGCTGGCTACTTTATCTACCCAACCCTTCGTAAGATTCAGCCTGAATTGATTAAGAAATGGCAAGAAGCATTTTCCAAGATATTGAAAGAGTGGGATAAGTAATGGCTGGCAGTAGAACGCTCAAGCTCTCGATTCTTGCTGATGTTGCTGATCTCAAGAAAAATCTTGATACTGGCTCTAAAGAGGTTGAAGGCTTTGGCGGTAAGTTAGAGAAGTTTGGCAAGGTTGCAGCAGCAGCCTTTGCAGCAGCAGCTGCAGCAGCAGCCGCCTATGCGGTCAAGCTAGCGGTTGATGGCGTTAAGGCAGCCATTGAAGATGAGGCAGCCCAGAAGCGATTAGCCAATGCGTTACAGAATGTAACTGGTGCAACCGAAAAGCAGATTTCAGCGGTTGAGGAGCAGATATTAAAGACTTCATTAGCTACTGGCGTTGCAGACGATAAACTTCGTCCAGCGCTTCAGCGCTTGGCAGTTGCTACAGGATCAGTTACTCAGTCTCAGGATTTATTGAGCCTAGCTCTAGATATTTCTGCCGCTACTGGCAAAGATGTAGAAGCCGTATCAAATGCCCTTGGAAAGGCCTATGAGGGCAATACGAGCGCTTTGGGTCGGCTTGGTATTGGTTTATCCTCAGCAGAAATCAAAACCCTTGGTCTAGAGGGAACAGTAAAGGAATTAGCCAACACCTTTGGCGGTGCAGCTACAGTTCAAGCAAATACTTTTGAAGGCCAGATAGCTAGACTTAAAGTCGGCTTCGATGAAGCCAAAGAATCCGTAGGAGCAGCCTTATTGCCTACGCTCCAGAAGCTATTAGATTATTTTATTAACACAGTAATCCCAAAGTTTATTGAGTTCAAAGATGCAGCATTAAAGCCAGTTACCGATGCAATTGCTAGAAATAAAGATTCATTAACTATTCTTTATAACTTTATCAAAGACTTTGTAGTTCCAATATTACTTAACAATTTGGGATCAGCACTAGGATTTATTGGCAAGGTTGCAGGTGGGATTCTTGATGTGATTGGCGCAGTAGTTAGAGGAATTCAAAGCGCTGTTGGATTTGCAATAGATGCCATTAATGGTCTAATTAGAGCTTATAACGCAATTCCGCTTTTACCAAATATTCCAACAATTACAAAGCCGTCTTTTACTTCTCCAAGTATTGGTGGCGGCGGTGGCGGTGGAGTTACTGGCGGTGGAGTTACTGGCGGTGGAGTTACTGGCGGTGGCGGCGGTGGAACTACGGGTGGCGGTGGTGGCGGCGGCGGTGGTGGCGGTGGTGGAATTACTATTCCAGTCGTTACAGGAACAATGCCTACTTTCCCATCTGGATTAAATCCAAGCGGTAATGCCATTCCTTCTGGCTTCAATGTCGCTGGAACAGTTGCAGCCAATAACGCTGGTATTACTATTAATGTCAATGCTCCAAGCGTAATCGAAGAAGAAGGATTTACTAGAGCAGTCATCTTGGCGCTCAACAATTCTACTAATCGCGGAACTACTGGCGCTGGCGATTTGAGAACCTCAGCCCAAATCCTATGACCCTTTGGACTCCCGATTGGAAAATTTTAGTCAATGGCGATGAATTAACTTCAGTAACTTTAAGCAACCTAACTATTACCTCTGGCCGTCAGGATATAAACTCACCTACTCCAGCAGGCTATTGCTCACTAGAAGTTATAAACACCGATGGAACTAATTATGATTTTGGCATTAATACAGCAGTAACCATTGAAGTAAAAGATACGACTGGCGCTTATGTGGCTATTTTTGGCGGTCGCGTTTCAGACTTAAGGCAAATTGTCCGCAGCGCAGGATCAAGTGCAGTTATTACTAGCTTAAGAATTACCGCAATTGGCGCATTAGCCAAAACTCAAAGAGCAATATTTGACGGAAATTTAGCTGAAGGTTTAGACGGCGCTCAGATTACCGACTTGCTAGATGAGTTATTGCTTTCCAGTTGGAATGAATTGCCACCAGCTGAAACTTGGGCAACCTATGAACCTGCTACTGAGATTTGGTCTGATGCTGGCGATATTGGACTTGGCGAAATTGACGCTGGCGAATACACAATGGCTAGCCGTCAAATTACCGATAGCGTCATTTACCCAATTATCAATCAAATTGCTAGCTCGGCCCTTGGTTATATGTATGAAGATGCTAATGGCAATATTAACTACGCGGATGCCAGCCATCGCCAAGATTATTTAATAGCCAACGGCTACACAGACTTAGACGCTTCTCACGCCATAGCTTCTGGCATTGGCATAATCCAGCGTCAAGGCGATTTAAGCAATAAAATAATTATGGACTATGGCAATAATTTCAATAGCTCCTATACGGCTGAAGATTTAGACTCTCAAGCCGAATACGGGTTATTTGCCGAGCAATTCAATAGCTATTTGAAAAATGCAGCGGATGTCGAGGATGTAGCAGATCGCCTAATTCAGCTTCGCGCTTGGCCTAGAAACACCTTCCAATCGATTACCTTTCCGCTTCAATCTCCTGAAATTGATGACACAGACAGAGACGCCTTATTAAATATATTTATGGGCCAGCCAGTTCGAATTACCAATCTGCCCCTTAATATCCTAGGTGGGGAATTTACTGGCTTTATTGAGGCCTGGACTTTCAACGCTTCCGTTTCAGGCCTTTCAGTTACCTTCTTAGCTACCCCAACAGAGTTCTCGGCCTTTGCCCAACAATGGGCTCAAGTCAATGCAGCGGAAAGCTGGAATAGTGTTCTCAATACGCTAGAATGGCAAGACGCGATAGGAGTTATTAGTTAATGGCCAATACAACGAATTACAACTGGGAAACTCCAGACGATACAGATTTAGTCAAGGATGGCGCAGCTGCCATAAGAACCCTTGGCAATTCAGTCGATACAACCACCAAGGCGCTAAATCCTGAAACAACGCTTGGAGATATTGCTTATCGCTCAGCGACCAGCAACACAAACACTAGATTAGCTATTGGCTCAACCGGCCAAGTCCTGACAGTTGCAGCAGGAGTTCCAAGCTGGGCAAGTCCATCAGATCAAACACCTTTAACAACTAAGGGAGATGTTTTTACATTTTCAACAGTTGATGCGCGTCTCGGTGTTGGCGCTAACGGAACAGTTTTAACTGCGGATTCTGCGGAAGCAACAGGATTGAAGTGGGCTGCACCTTCATCAACGCCAACTTTTGTTGGTTGCTCATTAACTAAAACAGCAAATCAATCTACATCAAATGTTACGCTGACGACTATTAGTTGGGATTCAGAAAACTTTGATACCGATGGATTCCACGATAATGTAACAAACAATTCAAGAATTACAATTCCTTCGGGTAAGGCTGGAAAATATTTATTTACATCTATTATTAACTGGAACAGTAATGCAACCGGTTATCGCGAAGTCAGATTTACTAAAAATGGCACCGCTCAAAGTTATGCAAATATTGCAGCAACTCCAACAGGTGAAGCAGGAACAGTTATTACACAAATACTTAATTTGGCAGTTGCCGATTATGTTGAAATCAAAGCAGAACAAAGCAGCGGTGGCGCACTAGATGTAAAAAGTTATTCAATTTTTCAATGTCAATATCTAGGAGCATAATATGAGCAAGTATGACGATATAGTAAGTATTTATTCAGAATTAACAGTAGATAATTTTGGTCGCAATGGACAAATTGAACTTTGTGATGATGGTGATGGCATTGATTATATTGCAAAATGGGAATACTACAAGCCTATTCCTGATGGCCTAAAACTAGGCAAGTAGCATAATCTTGAGGGATTGTGCTAAATAATTAATATGCCTAAACTATGCGCAGCAGGAATTCAACTTCGGGAGCAAATCGATGACGATTATCCTGATCGCGATAGGAAGTCTGATGGCTGGATTGCTGACGCTAGGCATCTTGCAAAGGGCACTTCTGACCACATACCAGACCCTAAGTCAGGAATCGTTAGAGCTTTAGATATTGATGCTGATTTATCAGCTCACAAAGAAGAGGCTTATGCTCTGGTTGAGAAGATTCGCAAGTTAGCCAAAAAGGGCGATAAGCGAATTGCTTACATTATTTTTGATGGAAAGATTATGAGTCCAATACTGGGATGGAAACGCAGAACTTATAAAGGCGCTAATCCTCACCGGTCCCATTTCCATATTTCATTTACAACTTTGGGAGACAAAGATGGCAGTTATTTCAACCTCGAAGGAGAAACTAATGAGCGACCTAAAGAAGATGGCAGAGAGTTGGGCCAAGACATTCCTAGCAACGGCACTAGCGACCTATCTAGCAGTCGGCCTAGATGTCGATGCAATTGCCAATGCAGCTCTCGTATCAGTCTTGCCTAGCATCATTAATTGGCTTAACCCAAATTATGAGCGTTATGGCAAAGTCCGTTAATGCCAGCGGCTGAGTTGGCCACCTTAGTAGCTTCAGTCTTAGGCTCTATAGCCTTGCTGATTGCTGGCCTTCGCTACATAATCAAATTGGAGAATATTCCAATAGTGTCGCGCCTTGATAAAATGGAGTCTCAGCTAGAATTGGCCCTAGCGAAAGGGGTCAGAAATGGCAACGCGAAAGCGCGTAAGTAAGAAGCCAGTCAAGCGTCCAAAGAGACGCAGGACTACTAAAGAAACCCCATTAACAAAGCTTGATTTCTGGGCTATTGCTGCCAATGAAGTTTATAAAGCTTGCCGTAGAGCTGGAATGGATGAAGGAACTGCACTTGCCTTTGCTATGGATCGTAGTTCTTATCCCGATTGGATAGTCCCTGCCGATGACCCAATTAAGAAGATTGGTTGGGAAGATGGAGAAGAGGACAACTAATCTACTTCCGAGAGGTTGAGCTCTTTGAGGCTCTCAAGTCGCTTTATCCAGACTTGACGCCCCTATCAGCGACCGACCGAGCAGATGGCATTACCCACAATTCCTATATTGAGCTCAAATGCCGTAGGACTCATTATGATACTTTGATGATTGAGAAGAAGAAGTGGGATTATCTGGCCGATATAAGGGCTAGAACGGGCGCTAAGACCCTTTATATCAATTCAACCCCTCACGGGGTCTATCAGTTTGATTTAGGGGCTCTAATCGAGCCTGAGTGGGCTTTGAAGCGGTTGCCTATAACTACTGACTTCGGCAATAAAGCCACCAATGAGCGACTGGCTGGATTTTTAGATATACGACTCGCCGACTTATTGCTGGTCTAAATAGATTTAATCAAATACATTTAGCCCGTTAATCCATTTAGGGATTACAGAACGGGAGCAAAATGGTAAATAAAGTAGCTCTAATTCGATTTGATTCTCAAGCAGGGGCTTGGACTGATGAGACAAATTGGGTTAAGGGATCAATAATCAGACGATTCGCTAAAGAGCGGATGGGTAAAAAGCAGCTGCGAGG